ATGGAACTGGATTTTGATAAAATCATACGTATAAGGAAAATCAGAAGCGTAAAATCGGACTTGTCCAAGGAAGAAAACACCCTGTCCCGTCCGGTCTTGTCCGACAAGAAGCTCATACCCGAGATTCACAAAGTCTTCACAAGCCTTATCGTCGAGAGAGGGTGCAAACCGGCCACAAATACAGTGATTCAACGGAAAAAGTTCATCTTCATAGTCCTTTATCTTTATTCCCCGTCCTCTTTGGCCGGGGACAAGATGGCTCCCGGATTGCGTGATGAACTGTCCAATGTGTTGGGCGTACAGGCCAAAAGCACCATATCCAACAATTGTGCGAACCTTGTTTTCCTTTATCAGAATTATACATCCTTCCGTAAGGATGTGGAATACCTGTGCAACAAGATTATTTCATGGTTGAAATCCCATGAGTTGGTAGAATGAAAAGTAATATTTCTATTACAGATTCCAATTCAGCACAGCCATAAGCCGGCAATAATCCATATACGGAAGATTGTCGGCAATGGCTATGAGTTCATCTATGTACACGTTTCTTCGCATTTCTCTCGATTTCCCTGCGCTGACGGCGGTTTACGCCATACAGCTTGGCATATTCATTCAGTTTAACTTTTTCCTCGTCAGACAGGAGGTCATAGACTTCCTGACCCCGTTTGCCGGATATGATGGCTTTCAATACGTTCAACATCCCAACTCCTTTCTACAATGTTCGCACAAAAATTTCTTTGCAACCGGAAACATCTTCTGCCCGACGTAACCGCTAAGATACTGCGCTTCCTCCCCATACGGGTCAATCCCGGATGCCTGCGAAATATGACGGCACAGATGCCCCTTTTCGTGATCCCATGAGTTCTGAAACTGCTCCGGTGTGGAAGTGAGGGAAAGCACCATCACCGTTTCACGGTCGTGGAAATTTGAATAAGTCAGCCCGGTATTCAAGTTGCCTTCTGTCAGATTGCGGTATGCCTGTCTCAACGAATAACCGCGGCATCCACAATCATACAGGTCTTTCATTATCCGTTCAGTCCAATAGGTTGTAACGGCATAGTACACCCTCACGCTCCACCCATACTTCGGTATGTAGAAATCCTGCACTATCATAATGTTACATCATATCCTCCCAAATTATTGGTGTACCCGAACCAATACAATCCGCATAGAAGCGGGTAAAAGGAAGCCCGTCATAACCGTCAGGGTCATCAATGTAATCCTTGATGAACAATGCAAGATGGGATTCATCGGCTATCGAACTCTTATAATAATCCGCCTTGCCCATGTTGGCCGCATACACACAGTCGTACCCTGCATCCTTCTCCAGCTTGATGCCGTATTTTTTCAACAACTCTTCCACCTCGTCCTTCTTCAATGCATCTAGCTTTTTCTGTTTCCCGGTGGATTCGTCCTTGGTTTTCATTTTCGACACGGCCCACTCGCACATCTTCTTCGAGAAGTGCCACCCGTATTGCGAAATATATTCCTTCATTCCCGAAGGAAACCGGTCATAAGCATCCAGTCTCTGTCCCATAATCTTCTCCTTTATGATTTAGTAAAAGAGAGGGGAATTCCACCCCTCCCGTATCAATAAAACTCACCATTGGCACGTCTGCGCCGACGTTCTCCCATCTCATCCATTCGGGGATACTCCGGGAAGTAACCCGGCATACGGCGTTCGCCCATATCGTAACGTTCACCATACCCCCTGTTGCCATATCCGTTTCCGCCACTGTAGTTTCCGCTTTCACGGAACCCCATTCCGCCCCGCATCTCGTTCATGGCCTTTTCATATCCGTGACGGCATCCTTCCCTGTAAGCTTCTTCAATCTCACCGCCGTCTCTCATACCGAAGCCGCGTCCGTAATCGTCACGCCCTTCTTCCAAAATACTCCACATTCCCATAATCATTTCTTTGTTTTGGATGTGTCAGAACCAAGACCAAACTGTTCCATCAGTTGCTTGTTCAATGTCATAAGGTCAGCCATATTCCGGCTCATTTCCGACATTTGACTTTTCAAGTCCAATATTTCCTTTTCTTGTTGTTGCTTTGCTACAACCTCTGGGTTTAAAGCACAAAGCATCTGCTCGCACGAAGAAAGAAACTTCTTATGATATTCAACGCTTTTAAGTATTTCTTCACTCTTTTGTTTCATCGTAAGAATTTCAACATTCATCTCCTCACGTGAAGCAGACACAAGAATACCATTCTTTACATCATCAGCAATGTCAAGATTGGCAGGCATTTCGGTTATAGTAACAGTATCCCCGTTACTGACACTTGCAACAATATCTACTACTTGAACAGGCTGTGGATAAAGAGTATTGGGAGTGTTTTTATAAACAGTCCTTAGATTCTTTACTGTTACAACCTTACCACATTCAAGAACAGGGTCAGCCCCTCTATGAAGAATATATAAGGTATTGTTTGGTCTTAAATTCTGAAACATGATTGTTTGACTTTTATAAGGGAGTCTGCGAAACACAGACCCCCGCCTTGTTATTTACTTGCTCCAAAAGAAGCGGTTTCTTTTGCCCGTGCCGGAGCTGCTGTCGGTCTGTAACCTCCATTCACCAGGAACAACTCATTCGTGTACTTGTTGTAATGGATTTCATAGATACCCTTTCCGGCAAGATTGGCCACTGTTACAGGCTCATTGTTGTAAGCCATCAGCGGACGTGTGTCACCGTTCGTGCCTATCAGAATAGGCAGCGTCTGAGTTGTCCCGGCCGGGATGTCCTGACGGAGACTGATGTAGAACCCACCGACATAGTTCCTGCCATAGAAGGCATGGTTCGGAAGTTCCAGAGTGACATTCTCCGTACCCACATTCACCGCCACGGTCGGCAGGGTATTGTAGTTTACCCTGCCAAGTCCCGGAAACCCGAACGGAAATCCTGTAAAAAAGTTAGGCCACATAGCTTACCTCCTTTCTTACATTATCCCCAATAACCTCCATTGCATCCGCAACCATATCCGCTCCGACCGTAAGCGTCACCGGCATAAGCACCGAAAGCGGCTGCACGGTAAGTATCAAGATTTACACCTACGATATTAGGGTATTGTACGGGTACGGTTTGCGGCATACGGCACTTGATTCCGTCCACATCCCCCTGCAAAGCCTGCAAACCTGCTGCAAGCGGAGCGATCTGCTGCCCTACGGCATTCAGGATGGTGGCGTTCTGGTTACGCTGTGAGATTTCAGCCGTCAGGGAAGCCTTCTCGGCCGTCAGGGCTGCAATCTTATCCTGCAAAGCTTGATTTTGAATGGCATCAAGTTTCGCGAGTATGGCATTCGTGTTCGCCGTAGCTCCGTCACGCAATGACAGTGTGTTCTGGTTGGCTGTGTTCACAAGTTGGTTCGTCTGGTTGCACATGGCAAGCTGATTCTCATATCCCATCGTTGTGATGGCATTCTGCGTCTTGCAGCAGCAGTCAGCAAGCTGTGTCAGGATAGCCTGATTCCCGCTTTGCATCGCATTGATGATTTGGTTGGTAGACAAGCCGACCTGATTACCAACCTGTGTAATGCTGTTCTGAACGTTGCACAAGGCTGTCTGAATCTGTTGCGTAGAACAGTTGAACGAAGAAGCCAACTGGGAAATAGCGTTCCCGTTACCCTGTATGGCCTGCATCAGCAATTCACGTCCCGAATTTCCAGCCAGTTCCGCAGGCAAACCGTTGCAACCGTTACCGCCACGTCCGCCAAAGAAACCACCGTTACCGTTCCATCCGAAAATAGAAGCAATCACCACTAGCCAAATGATAGACCACCATCCGTCCTGTCCTCCAAAGCCGTTGCGGTTACCCATCAAGGCAAGCAGGTTGGGGTCAACGCTTCGTCCTCCTCCAATCATGCCGGGGAGCAATGCAGTGATGTCCATTTTGCTGCCTCCGCTGGTACCATCGCTGTTAAAAACATAAGTTCTCTCCATAATGTATCTTTTAAATTAAACGTTACAAGGTCAGGCATATCCTGACCCTGCAAAACTACAAATACATTATGTCACTCAAAATCAATTTTTTCCCAACTCATTCCCGATTCTTTCCCGATATATTCCCATCATTTTCCCACACCTCACACGCGAAGAAAAATTAGACAGCATATAGTTTACCGCGCGTTTCGTCTTGTGCACCAATAATGCAATCCGGGAAGGGTAGAAGCCCTCCTTGGAAAGGAAATACACGAGAAGGTAACGCGCATCAACCACCTCCGTTTCCTTGCTTCCCGACAATATGATTCTTGGTGAAATCTCCGTTTCCCTGCTGACAACCTGAATAATCTCATTAAAAATATCTTCCTTGCACATACAAAATCCGATTTTTATTCATATCTTTGTCATACCACATGACAAGGCGTTTATATACAACGATAGCTCGCGATGAAGACATAAAGCCCTCAACGCGCGAGCTATTTTCGCGTCTTGTCATGTGGTAATGCAAGGAACGTTGGGGGCTTTTTTATACTCCCGTCCCCGAAGGAGTAAACATTACTTTTTCAGCCTGTACACAAACCTCCCGAATCCTATAAGGATGCAAACGACCACGGCCACGAGCGCAAAGCCCCCATAGTGCAGCTTCGTTTCCTCCCACCTCGAAAGCTTCCGCTCCACAGGATAAGGCACGCCAACGCTGTCCGTCCTCACCGACACCAACGTGTCCCTCACCACGCGCTCCCTCCAGTGCGTCCGGTACTTGTATTCCGTCCTATACACCGTGTCCCTCTCCGTCCTCAATTCCACGTGAATCGAATCCTTCAAGTAAACACTGTCCACAGACCACCGCGCACCATGCACGCTGTCTATCCTCACCGTCTCCACCGGCACGTACTGCACCCGTGCACATCCGCACACGGCAAACAACGACAGCCCCACCACGAGCCAGAACACCGGCACCATCAGCCAAGGCCAGAACACTTTAAAAAATCTATTCATTCCTACTTCTTTTTGTGGCAACGAAAAAGCGGCAACCCCGACTTGTTTATGTGGGATTGCCGCTTGATTAATGAAATGGTTTCGTGTGGCTTGGTTACTATTCTCCTGATGCAAAATGATAGCCCGTTGAAACCTACCTTGTGAGCCACGCAAACACGTAGCCTTTCAATTCCAAGGGGCTATCTTTTGGGATGGAATAAATATTTTGCGACAAAATTGAATATCCCTATCACATTGGCCAACGATGTGGTAAGTAGGGTAATAAGTACACTGTCTGACAGTAAGATTGTCCTACGTCCACTTAAATATACGATGACCAAAGAAGCTAACATATACAAACACATGAATCCAAATATCACGTAACTGAATATTTTCCGTTGCTCACGGTCTTGTTTAAGTCCCTCTATTTCCTCCCTTTGGCGGTCTATCTGTGCACGCAGGTAGTCTATTGTCAGTTCATTGGACGTTTGTTCCAACAAATTCACCTGTGATTCTTCGGATTCCTCCTTGTCCTTGCCTTCATCAGAAAGGATTCGCATAAGGTCTTCAAACTTTCCTTTCATGAATTGTGTGACTTTAATACAGTTTCAACAAGCTTTTCATAATACAAGGCTGTTACTTCATCCGGAATGGGAACATTTTGTTCTGGTATATAACAAACAGACCATGGCGTGCCCTTCCGGTGCGTCAAAGCGACCATCTCGGCATCCGTAAAATCAAGGTAACGCTTCCATACCATCTCGACAATTTTCTTTGCCTTGTCACCCTCCAACACAGGCTCCGGAAATGAAATCGTACAATTCTTTTCGTCCCAATCCATCACAACGGCCTTTTCTGTTATAGGGCCGGCTTTGTATTGCTTGAAAGAATGGTAGACGGATGGAATTACAGGCCCGTATTTCCATGCCTCCACCTTGTCAAAACGGTTGTCAAGCAAAGATTCTTTGTTTATCGCCAAAGAGAATCCGTGAGCTATATAGACACGTTTCATCAAACCTAATTGCGTCAGGTTCTTATTCTCCTTTTTTGCTAAATCAATGAGATAATTAGCCACAGAAAGTGCATTATCTTTCATATTTTAACATTTGAATAGGACAAAAATAGAGTAAATTGTCCATCTTTCCAAGTTTGTTAAGCCTTATTTGTCTTCATTAACTGCAATCCCACCAAGTCAAAGATCGCTTCCCCGCCACCGGGTTAATAATCATTCATTCACATCGCCAACGCCCGTGCCAACATCCAGACACCAAAAGCCAACACGAGGAAGACCAACCAAGGCGGCAAACCCTTCCCGTCGCCCCCTCCGCCGTCGTCAAGCATCGGCCAGTATTCATCACTCGTTCCCATGTTCACGCGATATTAAAGAACCTGTCAGCCTCCCATTTCCTGCGCTTCACCAGTCCGTCAAGCTTCCGCTTCTTCCCGGCCACCGTGGCATACACCCACCTCATGAACTCCGCACGCACCTCCGCATCCGGCGCGCAAGCCCGTATTTTCTTCAAAAGTGTGGAACCGGCCAACGCGTCGCACCCAAGGTTGTACGCGAAGTCCACCAATGCGTCGAACTTGTTCTGCCGCTCCGTCACGCCTAATTTGTCCACGAATGCCTCATATTCTGCCAAGTCGCGCCTGAGCTGCCGTTCCGCTTCGCCCTCCGTCATCTTGTCGCCGCGCTTCACGCCAACCGTATGTCCGTAGCCTATCGTCCACACGCCCGCCGGGCACTTGTAAGCCGTGCCACGGAAACCCTCGAATCTCTTTATCGCCTCAATCAATGTGTTGCTCGCTTTCATATCTACATTTTTTTGTTTAACTTTGCCATCGCCTCCCGTGAGGGACGCCCGAAGAACTAATATGTTTTTCATGGTATTATATTTAAGTTTAACAGGGGGAGGCGGCGTGCCTCCCCGTTTTCATGACCCGCTTCCCTTCAGTGCTTCTATTTCATCCCTTAATGCGGAAATTTCCGATTTTATGGCCTCGATTTTATCATTTAGTTCTTTTCCCATAGCAGCGGACAAAGGCTTTCCTGAATTATTAGAATCAAGGTCATTAACTATTTCACTCCTTGATATTTTCCCGTTATTCAACTGTTTGCCCATCGCAGCGGAAAGTGGTAAATCTGAAGCGGAAGAGTCTAATACATTGACTATGCCAGATTTGAACAATAAGTTATCCCTCTTAACAGCACTTGGTATACTAAAAGTGCCATTGTAATGACGTATTTTTATATAGGCCGTGTCAGATGCGTCAGATAATCCTCTGATATGTAAATAATCCCCCTCTGAGGAACCTGTGTTTTCTATTCTAATCATCACATGTTGCAATGCCTTGTTATTGATGTTTAAAAACAGGATTCCTCTGTCGACCATCTTGGAAATATCATTATAAGTATTCCCACCAAGTGCCGTTTTGATTTCTTCGTTGCTTGAACCCGTAGAAAGGCCAAATAAATTCTTGAAAAGCGTTGCTCCGTACTTCTTCCCGTTAAACCAAATACTATTCTCATTTTCGCTGAATCGGATGCTGTCAAACGTTTTCTTGTCCTCCTTCGACATCAAACCGTCCTTGTCCGCAGAGGCCGGATTTGAGATTTCCGCAATCTTGTCATTCAACACTTTACCCTGTGCGGCCGAAAGAGCACTTTCTTCATTATCAGAATTCAGGTTGTTTATGACATTGGGGACAACTACTAAAGTTTCAAGGGATATTCTATCTGATGATATTGAGTATACAAAAATGCCATTGCCTGCATTTATATAAAATCCAATAAATCCATCAAGCTTGACGATTCCTGCAGGAATATATGCTATAATCCCATCATATCCAATTGAAACTTTTGCAATTACGACTTTATGATTTACGGCTTCCACAAACTCATCCCAATTCCCTACAATAGATTCCACGTCTGTTGTAGACCAATCTTTTGTCGTTTCTAAAGCTCCCGGTAAAATGTAAACTACGTTTCCACTCACATACTCATTGATTCTCTCCAACAGCACATGCCCGTTCCGCTCACCCTCCTGGAACGGGATGCCCTCTTTCCCCGTCAGCTCCGTGCGTTCCGGGGTCTGTAATATCGTCTTTCCTTCTACTGCCATGACTACTTGTGTCTTAATTGTTTCCTTACTGTCCTTCTTGTCACCTCCACCATCATAACGGGGCTTCCGTCAGCCCAAAGCCAAGCCTTGCCTTCCTCCAAGAGCAGGGCGTTGCCGACAAGCTCATACGGGTCCCCGCGCCCTATGATGCCGGAAGAATTGGCGCGGGTCGTTCCCAACCCCGCCATGTTCAACCGTGAATAGTTCATCCTCTCCATCATTCCGCCTCCCTGATAGTGGCCTTCGTCACTTCCGACATGCTCTCAATCCTGATGTGCATCGGATAAACGCCGTGTCCGAAGCACCAGTCTATGAACTGTCCGGGATTGTACAACGTGTTCGGCAGGATGCACGGCACGAACGTCCCCTCGTCCGAACTCCGCTGCGAGATGTAAAACCCGCCGCCTTCCTTCCGTTCCAGATGGAGAGCATAGTCCGCGTTCACCGTCTCTTCCGCCACATACCTGTCACCCTGTAGGGTGAAATTCAAATTCCTGAGTGCCATGTCACTTTTCCTCCTTCTTTACTGTATTATTCTCATGTTCCCTTTGAAACAGAAGCTCTGCCGCCATCTTGGCTATCTCGTCCTTGTTGTCGATGATTACCCTCATCGTCTTCTCCGCCTTCCGGAGTTCCTCCTTCTGCCATGATTTCTCCCTTACCGACACGAACTCGCAGAAAATGCAGTAAGCCGTCCACAACATCGAGAACACCGGTATGGGAACCACCACGCAGCACAGGATGTCGATGAAGCACAACGTCAGGAAAGGCGTGAAGTACTTCTTTGCCTTCGTGGCCGTCTTCTTGTACCCCGTGGAAGTCCGCGCCTCGCCGCGTTGTTTGGCCTTTTGTACCCCAGAGACCAAATCCACGGCCATTGCGCCTATCGTGGCCGCCACGCATAATGCTATCAGTATGATGTGGTTCATCATGTGATTTTCTATAAAATCAATAATCACTTTTTCCATTACAATGCTTTTTTTAGTGTTACAAAATCCTCACCGTGCCACAAGACAAGACCCGCACGACATACGATCCAGGAACGCGATGGGGTTCCCGTTTTTCCACTTCCGGCCATAACCGCACGTTCCGCCCTATGGAACCCCAATGCTTATCCATGGCCATCTTCCTTTAATCAGTACACCGCTTTCTTCAACTCCGCAACCTCCCCGCGCAACGCCTCCACCTCGGCCATGAGTTCCGCCACGCCTCTTTCCTCCAAAGCCACCGGCATGCCCGATTTGGCCGAAACCAATGAGATTTTCTTCCATGCCGTCGTGCTGTCAGGCACCTTCCCCATGAAGGAACGGTGGTATATGTTGCCATCCGAACTGAAACCCAACTGGTGGTAATAATTTCCCGCGTTCGTGTGCAACGTCAACACCCCGTTGGCATTGCTTCCATGCGGGAAAAGTCCTGCCGTGCTCGCCAATACGTCCGAATCGAAATACACGCCAGGTATTGCACTCGTCCGCGTAATGATTCCATTCGTAGACCCGCCCGAAGCGTTCATGTTCTTGATCCGAAGCTCCGAGCCGCTCCAATACACCTTCCCGTTGAACACGATGCAATCCGAGTCGGTCGCAAAGAACAACGCCTGCGGGTTGGACCCCGTCAATGACAAAGCCTGCGCCCGCGTCTTGCTCGCGTACACCTCCAAAATCTTCCCCGTGGGGGAGGATGCAAGGGGGACAATGCCGCCTTGCTCCCGGTCTTCCGAATCAATCACTTTCTCGTCCATAAGCCATGACTATTTGATGGTAAGGGCGGCTTTTATCGAGTCGGCTATCGACTTGGCAGAGTTCGCCGTGTTCGTTGTCGTAGTCAGCTTGTCATTCAGGGCTTTTCCTTGTGCTGCCGATAGTGCCTTCGCCGTGTCCGTGGAAGTCAGGCTGTTCACCACGTCGCTTTTGTTCAGCTTGGCATCCACCTGCGACTTCAACGCCTTTCCCTGGGCAGCCGAAAGCGCGGCATCCGTGCGGTCGCTCGTCAGGCTGTTGATGACCTCCGTCTTGTCCGACAACAGCACGAGGTCACCGTCCTTGCATACATAAACGCCCTTAAAAGAACCTGCCGAAGGCATCACGTACACCTTGCCCTCTATCGGCTTCCTGGCCAAGCCGTCACTTCCGGCAAGTTCGGCATATTGCTTGGCCTTGTTACTGTCATCGGCAATGGACCAGTTGTTATAATACGTACCGTCAATACGGTAACACAACTGTTTCATGTCTTTCAGGTAGACCAGGCTTCCCCCTGCCTTCGTGGACGATGCCTGCTGCACCGTCTGCGTGCCCCCCACAATCTGGTCGAGCAGCACCGGGACGCAAGCCTCCTGCACCGTAATGATGCGCTTTGTCACGTTCGTGCTAGCCACCGTGTTGCCCGCTGCCACCTCCTTCACGTCTATGTAATCGTCCACCACCTCGCTCCGCTTCACCTGCGCGTCGTTCGTCACGTTCGACAGCCCCACCTGGGCTTTCGTCACCCCGTGCGGGTTGCTCTTGTTCCCCGTGTGCGAGGTCAGCTCCGACTTCGTGGCATAAGTTTTTGCCGCGTCGGCCGCCTTCAGGAACACCGACAAGTCCACCGTGCCCCCCAGGGCGTCCCAGTTGTCGTCGTTGTGGTCACTGGCCGAAGTGTTCGTCACGCATACCACGTTCGTCCCCGCCGGGTACTTCTTGCCACCCAACGTGAACTCGGCCGTCACGTTCCACGTGTCGCCCTTCACCGCGTTCGTCAGCGCGAGCACATCGGCAATGGTCGCTTTCGTCCCCATTACCTTATACACGCTGCCCAGTTTCGAGTTGATGGCATTGTTCATCTCTTCCATTGTAGGAAGCGCGTCCACCAACGCCTTCAACGCCTTTCCCTGCGCCGCGCTCAAAGCCTTGTTCGTGCTCCCGTCCGTAAGGCTGTTGATTATCTCCACAAAATTATAAACCACGCCGTTGAACACGATGCGGTGCGTGTCCGTGGCGAAACACATCGCCCCCGGCTTGCTCGATGCCAAAGCCTTCGCATCCGCCTCCGACTTCGAGGCATATACCTCAAAAAGTTGTCCCACCGGGCCACTGGCAATGGGCATGATGTCCCCGTTGTCCGCGCCGTCCATATTCCACGAGGAAATAGGTTCTTTTACTTGTTCTTCCATCATTTTCCAATTATTATTTAACAATCAAAGAAGCATCCGCATACTTCTTCATCACAGTCGTGTAGTATAAGCTGCCGATATAAGTCAGCTCTATCTTTGCCGACTCCATCTCGTCCAACGAAAAGGTATTTCCGTTGATGTGGGTCCATGTGGTCGGGTCATCCGGCAAGGTGACCGATTGCGTGCCTTCCTCGCAGAATACGAATATCTCAATCCTGTGCCCGGATTTGGGAGTGCCGGCTATGCTTAACGACTGTGGGGAGCTGATGCTTATGTCAACCATGTCCACGTCCGCCGGTATGCCCGAAAGGGTGTCTGCATGCTCCACTTTGGGACCTTTGGCCATCTCCGTCACCACGTTGAAGTCGATGAGTTGCACCATTGCATTCCCATTGAAGAAGTACAGTCCAAGATTCCCCGTCTGGGCATGGCGCATCAGGTAAACCTTGCCCGCTATGGGAGAGTTTCCGTCAAAGCCGCAGAGGAACTCACGCTTTTGGTAAGCGAAAGGCGTCACCGAGGAATCCGACCAGTTATTATGGAGTTTCCCGTCTTCTCCCGTGGCATAGATTTTTTTGCTTCGTTCATAATAAACCACGGACTTCACTTTGGTGACGGATGACATTTCCGGCATCGGAATGGTCGTGTCATTGTAATCACAGATGCCAATGCCTTGGGAAATTGCCGTGTTGAATATCAATCCGGAAAGAGAAGAGCTTGTTGCCATTCCCGGAGATTGGAGGTCGGACAAGGAATTGGCCAGTTCAAAGCCGCTTCCTCCCTCATCAAGCAACCTTGCCAATTCATCAAGCAACCGGTTGACTTCCGCCACAGTCCTGTTTAATTGTGCCATATCTATTATTGTTTTGTTTTTTACATAAACTTTCCTATTCTACGCTGCCAAAATATTGCTTCGTACCCGTTCATTACGCCTGCACGGCATTGCAATGAAGCGAACTCCCCTACATTCAAAGTCCGGCTTGTAAAGCCCGTAGGGTCGAAATCTTCAGAGGAAGCACCGGAAAGGGCGAACGCCGTGTTGCTCATATTGTACATTATGACATATTGTCCCACGAGCGACCTTATAAAATTCTTTCTTTCCTCATCTTGTGTCACGTAATAATCTGACAGGCCCGGAAGGTACAATGGTGGAATTTCGGTGAACTCGCCACTGAAAACCACATATCCGCCAAGCTTTTCAAAATCAATTTCATATTCTCCTTCAAGTCCGTCAACAGGTTTCAGGTACTGTCCGATGTTGGTTTCTGTGATTACGGTACGTGATTTTCCAACATACCCCCTGAATATGCCTTCATTGGCAATTATAATACCCTCGAACTTCCCGTTCTTGGACTCGGTGCTCCCGTCCTCCAACACCTTGAAGTTACCGTTGGCGGTCACCGCGCCTTCAAGCGATATATTTTCTCCCTTGATGTTGACATCCCCTTTTTCAATGTCGATACCGACTTCCTTAAGGCCGTTGTTGATACCGATATGCACAGAATCCGCCGTCTGTTTTATCTCGCTCCGCAAATCCTCGTCCAAGTCCTCCACCGAAGACGTGATTTCATCAGCCCTCTGCTCCAACTTGGAAATGCTGCCGCCATGGGATTCCAAGTCGGTGACCACGTTCCTGATGGCACCGTCCAAAAGCTCGAACCTCGCCGACACGACGCTTCCGTCCTCCATCACGAAATTACCCTTGAAAAGGTTCCCGTGAGGTGATATTCTTGTCACGAGTTTCCCTTCAAGCGAAAACGAGTTCACACCGGCATACTGGGCGACGTAAGGGGAATCTTCCCCGTAGGCCGAGAGGACAACCACATTCTGCCGGGAAGCGTCAAAGGCATTCCCTACCGTGACAATATTGTCTTCCGCCAAAGGCACGGTGCTCCCCTCCATGTATTCCCCCGCATCGTCAGACAAATCAATGTAATCCTCGCCCACACCAACCACTCTCCTCCAGTAGAACTGGTTCGATACCCCTTCGTACACCCCTTCTTTGATATTGAACGTGCGGCACTGCGCATTGTCGCCAACCCTGAACTCGTTGACAATCCTTTTGCCTCCGTCGTCATTCACAAAGAAGCAGCGGTATGCGGTCACACGCCCCACAGAACCAAATTCCTCCACCGGCTCGCCTTCGGAATCATACACTTTTTCTCCCGCCGCGTCGATGACGATATTGTCCGTTATTTCCATTACCCTGGAACACACCATCCCCGCAGGAGACAGCACGTTGGTGCCCCCGGTATGGTAAGCATGCTTTATCTCCAACGAGTCGAAATAAGCCTTCATGCGCACGTACAACTCGTCCACTTCAAAGTACGAGCGTCCCGCCGCGTTCTTTTTCAGCAATCCGTAGCCGCTCCCGAGAAGCCCAGTGACAAAGTTGTCGCTCGAAAGGTCGCCACGAAGCAGCAGCGAGGCCAGTTCCGCAGCCCCGTCGGAAGAGATCTGGCCGCCGGATTCGCCGGATGAAAAACTACCGATTATCAGCCCTTGGAGGAAAGTAATGATGCCCGAAGCGGTATCATCGTTTAACTTTGAAAGGAACTTCTTGGCCAGTTCTTTGTTGTTCTTTTCTATCCCTTCTTTTATCTCCTTGTCTGTCCTTAGCGAAGAATAGGCGTTTGTATCCGACGGCTCGGTTTCATCGTCCTTCTTTATCAAATACACATTTGTACCTGATGTTGAAGAGCTTACCTTTCCAGGAAAGTAACTGCTTCCGTTCAGTTTGATGGAATCTATCTTGTCTTCAAGTGCGCCAAGACGGGAATAGGAGGCACTTTCACCGATGGTATACACCGGAGAATCCCATGGAATGTCAAGTGCAAGTTCATAGCCAAGCACACGCATGGTACGGGGGCTTGGGAAGAATGAGGGGTTGTTGACCGTTACCTTCTGGCCTACATCGAAAGGACAAGGTGTTTCCTGTGCCTCATTACGTGCCTTTGACCAGTCTGACATGAGTTTGGCCGACACGGTGCCGATGTTGTTCCTGATTTTCTCGGCATACTTCTCTGCTTCAGATTTCAGTTCCTCTTCCGCTTCTGGGACAAGGTTCTCAAAAACATATTCCGTGTCGTATCCGGCCATGACAAATTCATTCCCGGCCTCTGGTTTTATTACCGTATCCGGCAAACGGCCCCCGTAGTCCTCGTTGGCCACTATTTCAAAGCATGTGGACGTATTGTCACTCTTTTCCGGAAGGAACGTAAGGCCGAATGTAAGTCCGGCAAGCTTTCCGGTTTGGAAGGTGATCGTAAGTTTCTCTGAAATCACATAGGAATTGTCGAACCCCACAAGCCCGGTGGTCTTGATGGTATACACCGGTACTTTCATTCCTGTGGGTTTCTTTTCCTCGCCTTCCGTGACATCAATCATTTCTTCCCCAACAGAAGATATGGAAAGCACCTTGCGTGGATAGACGTAATCGAAAGTCACGATGCCCTCTATCACTTCGTCTGGTGACATGTCGGGGTATACGTCTATATACGGTGTGCCTTCAGGAAGCATCAGCCTGCGTTGTACAACCCCGTTTACCGTAAGGCCGTCAACGTCGGAATTGAAATAACCAATGGGGATTTTCATCCTTACGAGATTTCCAATTTCCACTTTCCTCCCCTGTGACGAAGGCTCAAATTCAGAAATGTCACCACGAATACAAAGCTTGTTGAAAAGAATCTCGTTCGCGTTACCCTCAGAAACCTTGTATGATGGATTGAAAACAGCCTCATATTTATGGCTGTTATCTGTAAATTGCAAATATGATGAAGCTCTTTCACCAACAGATACAAACGTCTCAGTACCTTTTATACCAAGGAAACAATAACCTTCTACGTCTCCATTTTCACAATCAAACTGTATATTGATGATTATTCGTGAACAACCATTTGGAACGATTAATTGAGAATCTGGAATATTGAAAGTCTTTTCCGCAAAACCGTCAACATTTTCCTCGTAGTCTAATATGTGGTCGGACGATTTATCCGTGTATAAAAAACAACGGAATTTTTTAAACCTGTAAGGTATTGATGTATGCCTGAATGTAAATTGAAGACCTGAAAGAACGCAATTATATTCAGTACCATAAATCAATCTGTTAGTAGAATCAATATTTGCACTGTTATACAAATCAAATTGAAATACATTGCTTAGTGTTGTTCCTACACCAACCTTCATGTTTTGCCCTTGTTCTATAATGACAGGAAGGGAATGTCTGCTCCTTACAGAATCTCTAAAATATCCAACCACCAAATCTTTATCCAAATCAAGTGGTGCATAATTTTCTCCATTGACATTCAAGGAAACACCTGGTTCCTTCTTTACCGTGAACTCCAGTTTCTTCCGGTACCGGGATGATATGTTCTGCGTGGAGCCGAATGCGTATATGCGCGTGAAATATTCACCGCTGCTCTTGGACAGGCTCATGGTTTCTGCCTCTTCGCCAAGGCTTATTTCCACAGCTTCCCCATTCTCACAACGTCCGAAACGGATTTTCTTGCCCTCAATCCACCATTCGCAGTTTGCGGCTTCCGCAAGGGAGGTAAGCGCATCTATGAGGTTGGTGTTGGAATAGTGCATGACCAAGGCATCCACGTTCACGTCATTGTCTATCTCATATTCATAGTCCTCACCGTTAAATTGGAATCCCCATGCTTTCAGGTTGCGCAGGAAGATGTCAAGATGGTATGAAAGTTGCGCCGTCAAATCCCATGCCGCCTCATTGCCTCCCGTTTCAGGGGTGTACTTGAAAACCTTGTTCTTCCACTTCATGTAAGAGGCTTCCATCTTCAACTCATAGTCATAACCGCCCGTGGAATTGTTGAAAGATGGCTTCTGGTCTTCTATGATTTCAAAGCGGCCAAACTCGCACTCTGTATGACAGCCGAGTTTGAACCGGACGGGATAAAGCAAGGAAAATTTGAGCGTGATATAGTCATCTTTCATCAACTCAAATTTTCGCTTGCTTCCTACACCTATCGGTGTGGACAAAACTAATACCTCGTTGTTATCCTTTATTTCTATCATATACCCAAAAGTAATGAATATTGCTCATGCTACATTATATTGGATAACCGATTTTGCAACAATCGGGCCATTGTCACAAATCTCCTCGATTTGCCGGGTTGGGTTCTTCAAATTTGGCTGAAAATTTTCCAAAACACCTGTTAAGGCTTAACCCGTAAGAAATACTTTTGCCAAGATAGACCAACCTGTACACTTCACTGTTTAACTTGGGTATTTGGACGGTTATCGTACCTTTATAAAGTTCGCTTTCGAAAGCTTTCTTTTTTGCCCGATAATCACTCTCCGTACTCCCCATAATGGTAAACTCCAATGTGAAATTTCTGCTGTCCACTTTCGCGTTTTCCGTTATTATACGCTTCCCGTGCTCCAATCGGCTTTCATTCTCAATGTAGTCTTTCATTGGAGCAGGTGTATCTATTGAATCAAGAAATCCTTCCCCCATACATACACCCCATGTAGTCCAAGCATCTTTTTCGTTGATTAGTAATTCACCTTTCATAATCTTGATGTGTTTCGTTTTACTTCTTCCATATCCTTTTGCATCTGTTTGATTGGCTTGACTATTTCACCTGTATTCTCTCTGATTTGTTGAAGTTCCAAATAAGAATTGGCCAAAATTGTACGGGTCTCGTCGGAAATATTGTACATGCCGCCCATTTTAGACAACAATCCAGAAATAGAGCCTTTAAGTTCAGTTATGGCAATGGCCTGCTGTTGGTTGGCGTTCTCGATACGGTATCCCGTTTCCTGAATGGCCGTGAGCCTTCCGTTGGTCTCATCCACGCTTTCTTGGGATGCCTGTACATTGACCGCGTTACTGGCTTGTTGCGCAGAAGTACCACCTGACGTTTCCCATCCGAAATCGTTCATGAGCTGTTCCCGTTCGGCAAGCAACTTTTCAGCAAGTTCTTTCTGTTCTTGCCGTAGCCTTTCAGCTTCCTCCGGAGTAAGCTTGCCACCACTTTCTGAATCTGCCGCCCATTGGTTATACAGGCTTTCTATTTCGTCCTTGTACTTGTTGGCTATAAGCGAAGAAAATATGGCTTTCTGCAAATATTTCTCGAAGTTGTCGGCAAATTCTTCGTTTGTTGAATCCAAGTCGGACAGCAAATCCACATATCCGCTTTTGAACTCGTCAAGGCCGATTCCGGTCAATGCCTCTTTTTCCTTTTGGGCGATTTCTTCCAACTGCTCCCCATAATCCGCTATGTTCTGGATGTAGTCGATGAACTCGCCGTTCACCTCACCCAATACGGACACAAGCCTTTCATCCGTCAATAGCTTCTCCATCTGTTCGGAAGACAAGTCCCACAATTGGTATTCAGCCGTTATCTTCTCTCCAACGAGGCTGGATATGCGTTCGTAATCTTCTGCGGTAAGACGGTCATTTATACGGTATCCAAGAGAATGGGAACCGGCACTACTTCCGCTTGAAGCCAACTGTTTGATGAGTTGCCGTTGACGCTCTATCTGTACATTGACAAGCCTTGCAGCTTCGTCGGCGGCTTTCTGCGCCTCGATGCCGTAATCAATGTCAATATACTCCATTTTCTTATCTATGAGTTGGTCCCAAATGTTTATCAGGGTATCATATTGGGATTTCAAGGCTTCATATTCCGAGTAGTCGGCACCGAACTTTTCCTTGAAAAAGCCGCCGATCCCTGATATGATTTTCATTCCTGCACTTATGGCGGCCAGTACTGTGGATGCTTTATCCAGAGCCGACATTTCCGCATTTATCGCCTTTATGGCACCAACCGCTTGTAAGGAAGAAGACGCGATGCTTCCGGCCAAAGAGATGATTTCACCGAATGTTCCCCCTACAGTATCTCCTATCTCCTCGAATACATCGTTCACATCGGTAAGAACTTTATACAGCTTGTCCCAATCCTTTGTGGACTTTCCGGGAGATACCTCTTCTTCTATCTTTTTCTTTTCAAGGGCATTTCTTAGCGTGTCCACTTTCGCCCTCTTGCCCGCCAAATCAGGATTGTCCGGGTCACTGATTTCCATGTTCATCATCTCCTGATATGCCTGATTAAGCGATTCACGGAGTTTTTCAAATGACAAGTCAATTACGCTGTCTGCCCACGAGTTGAAACTTTCCTCACGGGAGGCGAACTCTTTGTTAATGGCCTTTAACGCTTCTTCCTTTTGGTATTCAAGCTCTTTCAGTTGGTTGTCTGACGCTCCGGCCTCCTCATACCTTTTCCTTGCCTTGGCAAACTTCTCCACCGTGGCGTTGTACTTCGTGACATAATCCTGGTATTCGGAAAGGGAATCCTTGTAAAAATCCGCTATTTCCATTTTCTGCCTTTCCCTCGTTTCCTTTCCCATAATGTCGAACGCGGATGTATCAACACTTACGGTAGAAGAATCAAATGCCTTTGGCTTATAGTTCTTGTCCTTGGACGCTTTCAACTTCTCCTTGGCATCAAAAGCCTCCTTTTCCATTTGTATGATGGCATTGATGTAATCCTGCCGCTGTCGGCCAATCTCCTGCAACTCTTTTTTATGGTTGAGTTCCATTTGGGCTTTCTCTTTCTCAAAGCCTTCATCCATGGCATCTATCCGGGATTGGGCCACTTTATTCTCCAAATCTTCCTGTTGGCGGATGCGGGCTGTGGCATTCTTTCTTTCGATTTCAACAATACGTGATTGCTGATTAGTTATCTTATTCGTATTGTCATTCACTTTTTTATGAGATTCTTCAATACCAGATTTATCCAATTCTGATTTTGCCGCTTTTTCGTACCCTGCTGCTAAATCAAAGTAAGCATCACCAGCTTTCTCTGCGGCATCTGCCTCACTATTTAGTGATTTTATATTATCTCGAACAGATTGTTCGTAGTCTGTAACTGTGGCTCCTATAGTTCCTTGTGCGCCAGGTACTATTTTACGCCTACCATATATAGCGGCTTTAAGTCTATCAACTGCAGTTGGGCCTTCTTCTTCTAATTTATTTTGTTTTGTTTCTGCTTCATTTCTTTTCACTAATGCTTTTTCATATTCATCTGCCGCTAATTTTTGAGCAGCTGTGGCTTTAGCCCTTAACTTAAAAGCCTCTATGATAGCGCTTGTATTTTTGACAAAAGCATTCTCTGCGTCTTTTACTCCATTTATAGAGATACCAAGCTTATCAAATTCTGTTTTATTATCATTTATCCATTGCAATTGTTCTTTTTGAGAAGACAACTTTTTCCATTCAGATGAAAGTTTCTTGACCGAAAGAATATTACTACCATAACTTCCGTTATTTTTCTCCAAGGATTCATTTACTTTCTCCATTGCCTCTTCCGTAGACAATATTGCATCTTTGGACTTAAACAAATTACTAGTCCATTCCACAATTTCCTTACCATACATTGAAAGCACAGTTATCCCAACCATCATAGCTGTTTGCCAACTAAACAAAGACGAAACAAGCTGCTTCCATACCGGTACTCCTTTCTGTCCGGACTTCTTTAATTCCTCGTTGGCGATTTTTGCACGCTTTATCTCATCGGTCAAGATGGGAAGATTGTTCGATATAGCAAGAAAGAACATGTTAAGTCCCATTGTTGCCGCCGGAAGTTCACGTACTATCTGCTGTACAGACATATTAAGCCCGTTCCATCCCGAAGCATAGTTCCCTACATTGCGTTGGTGATTTCCTATCGTGGCATCCAACTCCTTTATTTTTTCGTCTGCCTGATTAATAGATGCAAGTAATTCCTTTCCGAAAGGTGATTTCCTTTCTTCTTCCGTCAGTTCACGATAAGCAATCTTCATGCGTGACAATGACTGTGAAAGCCCGTTCATTGAAGTGGCCGCGACATTATCCATTTTCACATTGTTCATCAACGTTTGACGAACTTCCGACAATGCAGCCTTATGAGTTAACAGAGAATTGTTGAGTTGTTCCAACCGTTTTTGTTGAGCCGTAGTCAAAGAGGAATTGCCTGACTGATATTTAGTCAGATTCTTTATCTCTTCGTTTATCAGACGGATAGCATTCTGTTCTTCGATTAAGCGTTTGATGTTTTGCATACGCGTTCCCATAACTGCGTCAATTTCTGCCGCCAGTTCATCATACGCCTTAGCCTGTGCCTGCACGCTTGCTGTTTCCGCATTATTCGCAGTTGTTTTTACATTACCACTACCAAATTGCGGATTCATACCTGCCGCTTTTGAAAGCTGCTCCTGCGCCTTGATAATCTTTTCCGAAGCATCGTTTATCCGTTTGGTAGAAACCATTATTTTCCCCTCAGCTTCCGACACCTTTCTTACCAAAGCATCATATTGCCCCATAAGGGATTTCAACTGAGCTTCCATCCCTTTGGCAATATCAATGTCAACTTTCACATTGATTTGCTTTAGTGCTTTTTTGACATCCTCTATCTCCATTTTTAACTTTTGGAGTTTCTGAATATCGGACGAAACGTCCACAATAATTCCTGCCATATTACCCTACGATTTTTCTTAGCTCTATTTCTGCTGTATCAATTACGTTATATCCTTTGGAATTTACATAGGAAGCATATTCCATACCGGCTACAAGGACGAAAGAATAACCTTGTTTCCCCATAATAAAAGACCGCGCAAACTCCAATCCTTTCCTGCTTCCTTCCGAACCGTCTCCATATTTTCCCTTGGCCCAAAAGTCAACATGCTTCCCCGATCTCGTCGTGAAAACTACATGCTGGTAATTTTCTCCACGACCTTTTATCTTATGGAATCCGCCTTCTTTGATAACTTTACCGTTATAACCAATCACATATCCGATAGAACTGCGCAGATTGCCCGTTATGTTTTGATACCACCCTCCTGTAATAGCTATCTGGCAAGCTTTTTCACCTGCTTCCGCTAAACGGCCTATATACTTTTCCTCTAGTTGCCGCTCCAACTTGTCCAATCCCGATATGTCACCTTTTAACTGCATTTTTCCTTCCTAACATGCTCCTTGCCGAAACAGTTTCAACTTTATCACCATAAACCGCATGCAACTTGTCCTTTTGCATTAAAACCAAATTGCGATAGGGAATCTTATAAACAACTTCTTCATACGTTAAATGCAAGTTTTCCATAAAAGAAGCTATTTGCCCCAAGAACGTATTATTCCCCGCTATTTCTGTTTCGCTGCCAGCAGACCTACGTTCTTCGCCAAGCTGACAGCTTTCTGAAAAAGCTCTATATCAATCATTGATATACAAGTTTCAAGAGCATCTACAACCTCTTTATAAGAACCTTGTTTCAATTCTTGATACAAAGATTCATTTCCTGTTATAAACCAGGATAGGGCATTGGCATACTTATCGGCATCGCCAAGTGTCAAAAGGACGTCTTTAAATGTATCCGCATCACGGACTTCCGACAAGAAAGATATTGCTCCGGATAATTTCTCTATAGTTGGAGGATAGACAGTATATGCCTTATTGTTTACCACCACAGTTTTAAAATCCAAGTCTATGATGGCATTAGCTATATTTTTAGCACCTTTATTCATGTATACTTATTTTTTATATAAAAGAGGATAAAGCTCTTATATATAAGCCTTACCCTCTTAATATTACAATTTGGAAGAAAGACTAGAAGCTGTAACTAGCGTTATTTCTTTATTAACTACTTTACCTGCATCCGATGATAATGTCTTTATATCACCGGATTGTGTTGTGTACCCCTCTTTCGATACTTCATAGTGTACAGTAGCTCCAGCGTTCACCCGCTTTGACTTAACTGTATCACCGTCCAATTTTATGGTTGCATCGGAAGGTGTAGGTGTAACTGTAACAGTAGTTCATTCGGCATATAATTCGAGTTCTTCCGCATCAAACCAATATTCGTCTTTTATATCACCGCTTATTTCTTGTGGAATAGCGGATACAGCAATACCGATAGCATTGTCCGTTGAAGAATTACGGCCGATAATATTAGCTTTTGGAAATACAATCAAAACGTTGTCCTCCGTCAAAGCAAAAACAGCTTTATAACGTTGTTCTGTCGCATCACCGCTAGACCAGGATTTTCCGGAATCTCCTGCCAACCCGCCTTGTAGTTCCGATTTAGTTTCAAAATCATATTGCCCAATGGTAAAATTGATTCTCTTATCACCGGGTTCTACATCAGAACGGTAAATTTTACCATTCAACTCATTCTTATAGCTATTGATTGTTGGTTCATCCTCCTCATAAGTGAATGTTCCCTGATGGGAGTTATCTATCTTTTTAGCTGATTTGAATTGTGCAGCCACTCCTGATAAAGATGGAGCTGCGGAAAGAACATCCATATAACGTAAGTCCTTAATTTTTATTGCTGAAACTTTTCTTCCTGCCATATCACATTACATTTAATATTTCAAATAAAATTTTCAAATTTACATAACTACATTTCAATGCATCATCCCTTTCAATGCCGAGTGACGATTTGGACAGTCTATAACGAGTTCCGTCAAATATCCCTACTGGAGTATCTTTTATCCAAGAAGCCGCCAGTCTTTCTACTTCATTGAGTCTTGTTATATTCACGTATTCCAGATAATCAGGAATACAGATGTTAACATGTACAAATGCCTTTTCCCAGTATACATCTGGTTCAATCGGTGTGGAAGTTACTATGACGATAGATTCCTCTTTCAATTCAGATTTAATGGGATTCCAACTGTTATAAATAGTTTTTATTCCAAACTCTTGAATTTTCTCATAGAGTATTTTGTATATGTCACCCGTCACTATCATATCCAAATATCACAACGTCCTTTCAGTTCTTCAGAATAGCACTCGGCATTCTTGATTACCTTGCCTTCTCCTACAACCTCTTTTGTTTCCTTATTCAAACATCTTACCTTTGTGTCTAATGCCAGTTTCTTTCCCTCATATACCACATGGTAGGAATAAACCCACAGTTTGCCGTTTACCGACACTTCCTGCTGTTGGGAATTGTCATGGCAAAAGCATTCGGCCAGTTCATCCCACGATTCACCGCCAGTACCAGATATCGGTCGCCCGTACTCATCATTATCCGGTGGTGTCACCGTCCTTACCACTAATATGTGAGGTGCTTCGTCTAACATTTTATAAGAAAATTACTTTAGGTTTGTCCGTATTCAGTTCATCTTTCAATCCATACCGCTTGCACATCAGGAAATAGTAATCTTTGATACCTTGAATGTCCCATGATTGCGATTTGGAGTGCCCGTTTTCCGATACGGACTTGGAACTACCACGAAGTAAAAGGGTAGGGATAAACTTTGTCATACCTACCGAAATCGGTTGGATATTGTCTTCGTTTACATCATCCTCTCCGCTTATCTTCGTGGTCAAAAGGATTGTAAGGAGATTGGCATCGCTCAAAGCAACGCCAAAGTCCCTGAAGGTCTGCTTTATGTAGTCAGATACTTTCATTATCCTAATGCACTCAAATCGGCAATCGCCATCTTGTTAGGAATCTCAATATTCGGAATCGCTTCCATTCCATATTCCATAAAACGACCTTCCGAGTTGCGGTAGGATGAAATAAACATCTTTCCGTCCTCCGCTTCGGTATAAGTTCTACCCGGAATGCGGTCAATCATTTCATAAGGACGTTTCCACTTCATTGTTCCCAACTTCTTGCGTGGGTCAATAGCAGGGAGGAATGAAACCTTATCGTCAGGAACGGCATTTACCATTTCATCCTCTGACGTTTGAATCCATTCTTCCTTGATTCGGATTCGGAACGGAATATCAACGGCACCCAAATAACGGTTTACCATTTCGGTAGTCACCATATTACCCGAATTAAACTCCATATCACCGAATTTCATCGTGTATTTGCCCAAGAACTCCGTAGAAGCGGCAATACGCTTGTTGAACGTGTTGCGGTTCATCTCAGCAATCGCGAACGCATAACCTTTAGTACGGAGTTTCTCTACAAACTCTGTATTCATCCAAGTGATGATATTATTCTTATCACCTGAAGTGGCTTTCTTCGTATAGATAGGCAAAGTAATATCCGCAATAGAAACACCCTTCTTGTTTTCCTTGCCATCAACCTTGCATTTGCCGGTAAAGCGCAAACTTCCCAGCATCAAGTCGAAGCGTTTCATCGGAGCCAACAAGCACTGGCGGACATCATCAACCAAGAAATTGACGATTTCATTCAGCTTAATATCTCGTGCTTCTGCCGAACGTGCCTCGTTGAACTCGTCAATAAGAATTTGCAAACGTTCCAAACGGGTATTATCCATTTGGTACGCGTCACCCAAGCAAGCCACTTCGCCATAACCTTTAGACAGCGCATGACGCTTTCTCAAAGGCTTGTTTGCATACCGGTCAATAACCGTACCGGCAATGACACCGACAACAGTTCCCATATAGGTTTTAAACGTACCATCAGGATTTGCCTTGTCATATACAAGGTAGTCCTTCCAAAAGACTTTATCCATGTCAAGCATGGAAACGATGGTACGGTCAATTACCGACTTCATAATTCGGGAACTCCCGAGAAGCATATCAATCGTTAGTAACATTTAGACCTCCTTTCGTTAAATAAACATGAATCTGTCACCCAAAGACACCTTATCTTCCTCTGTGAAAGGAATGTAAAGGTTATCTTCTTCAATGCCGAACACACGACCTACAAAAGCTATCGTATCCTCATCATCCATCTTGCGCCAACCAAAAGAAGCGAAGTTTGCTGTATATTTGGCTTTTGCATCACTTGCCCCTTTTGCTTCGGGAAGGACTGTTCCTGCCTCGATAGCCGCCGTTAAATTTTCCGATGCAGTAATTACATCATATTCCTCATTAGAGGTATCTACACTCTTGACAGTGATGACATTCGTACCATCAGACAAAAGCATTCCGGCTTTGACGAACTGGCAAAACTTATTCTTTTTTATTTTTATTGTCGCACCTGTCGTTTCTGCTTTCTCCAAAACTTTTACACGAAGGCAAACACGAGCCTTTCTCTCAACCTTATCACGGTAGAGTGGCGCAAGTTCAGGCAACCACCCTTGTGCCGGAAGATTGGATTTATCCAAGTCCATACCACCATCTTTCAAGCGATAAATGGTACTTTCATCGCACACTTCATGTTCAATGGGTGGCATATCTTCATTCCATTTAATTTTTCCTGACATAAACTAATTTTTAGCTTGTTCAACAATTTCTTTTGTTCCCTTGTCAATTGTGGCGACTATCGAGTCAATATCATCAGTCGGTTTCGGGTCTCCACTGTCGGGGAGTACACTTTGTAGCCCTGCATTGACAAACGTCTGTTTTGCGTCCTTCATAAATGTATCCAAGTCCGCATCGTTCGGAATGTTCAACATGGGTACAAGTGTTTCGGGAATACCATACTCCTTTGCCTTGGCGGAGACCTGCGCATTACGCTGTGCTTGTGCGCGCTCCTGTTCGTAACCGGCAAGTTTTTCAGAAAGAGTTTTGTTGGAATCAATCAAAGCTTGTGCCCAAGAAGGTACATCGTCTTTCTTTTCTTCTTTCGGTTTAGGTTGAGGATTGGGATTCTCGATTTTCTTTTTCAGTTCGTCCAATTGCTTTTGTAGACCCGATTTTTCGTTTCGTACATAATCAACATCTCCCTGAAAACCCTTAAAAAGCCCTTCGACCCCGTCGATGGCGGTTTCTATCTGACTTTCTTCAGTTACGGTTTTAGATAAGTAGTCGGCCACCCCGTCAAACGCCTTGTCACTAAACCCAAAGGTTTTATACTTCGTTTTCAGTGCTACTAAGATTTTCTCTTTCATACAGTATGAGTTTGATTAATAAATACCTATGGTAAAATTACGAATGTGGAAAATAAAAAAGAAATTTAGGAAAGAATAATACGTGACAATAGCGGGATTGTCATGAATTAAATACAAAGGAAGCGCGAAACCGGATGGAATCGCGCTGAAAGTAAATTATTATTCCTATCACATGATAGGGATATACATATTCTCTCGAAATAACACATTGTCGATACTACGACACGGAACGGTTTTCATTTTGAGGTTTATTCTGTGATATTTTGCTTTGTTTTTCAATCTCCATGCGTTGCTTTTCTTCTTGTTCTTCCTTGATTTGCTGAAGTTCTTCATCCAGTCTGTCCGCATTCCCTGCGAACAGTACACCATGCTTCTGCGACCACACGTTACCACTAACAGCTTTAACGGCTGTGCTAACCCGGTCATCGACATTATCAAGGCGGTAAGGTTCTATTTCCACGTTGATGTCTATCGTTTCGGCTGCTTTTTCAAGACTGGAATTGATGGAACCAAGCGCGGAAACAAGGAAATTGACACGTCTCTGCATGAACTCGCCGATTACCTCTGCCAAGTTCTCCACGTTCAGGTGGGTGGAAAGGAAAACATAATCGAAAGCCACGCCGGATAAGGCATTGCCGCTTCCTTTCAGGTTCTCGAAGGAGATACGTGGCGTGTTCGTCATGGAATATATCTTCTCAATGAGCGAATCCAATTCTAATTTCACCGTATCGCTTGCTTGGTTCCATGTCAAGTATTGGGCATTAGCTCCTTCACCGGTCAATTCCACAACCCTGTTCTTGAACTCACCCGAAAAGTTCTGCACGTCACCAAACAACATCAGGATAGGGAAGAAATGATAGTCTATACAGTCTGCGTAATTTGACATCAGCTTCTCCAACCGCACCCGGAGTGTCTTAATCTTCTCACAATAGGCTTCCGGACGATAGCAATACAGGACAGGCAGCTTCTTGAATCCATGTTTGAATGAAGAAACGGATTTCCAACCGTCTATAAACTCCCATTGGTAAACGGAATCTGCCGTAATAGTCATAAAACAGGTAATCTCCACGTCGTCCAAATCCTTTTTCTTGTACTCGCGAGAGAAAGCCACCAAGTTATTGCTATCATCAAAGAAAGGATATAGCTTGTCACCCCTAAATGGTGACCAAATCACGCTATTCAGACGGTATTCAGGAGCGGACGCGCCGAAAAGGGTGCCAATCTTGCGCTTCAACTTTGCCCAAAAACCATCATCTTTCACCACGTACCAATATTCGGCACACTCCTGTTCGGAAAGCCACGAGCGCACGATTCGCTTGTTCTGATACTTGATTTTGTTCTTTTCCAACACCTTTCTCAGGGCAGAAAACAATCCTTGTTCACTTTCTTCCGGTTCACAGTTCATCTTCGGCTCTGTGCCCACAGTGAAAGCAGTCTGTATATTTACAATGTCCTGCTCAATGGGTAGGGCAATACGGTTAGGCTCTACTTCCTTTGTTTTCTTTGGAATTGTGGTCGTTTTTCCCGACTTTTCATCATAGACCTCCTTCTCCTTTTCGACCGTGATTTTAATCTTCGGGTATTTCTCTTTATCCGTGATTATCTCGTGACGGTTGGGATTCCAATCGTTGTAGAGTTTCACCGCATCGGGAAGCTCTGTTTTGCGGCCTTTCTTCAGATAGGTTATCTTTTGATCTATGTCTTCGATTCTTAAAACTTCTTCTATCGTCCTCATATCTCAATATTTTTAATGTGCGAATATTCCTGAATTATCTCGTGGTTTTAATACGCGCCCCAATATATGTCCTAAAACATAATATCTAATCGGGTCTATACAATGATTCCAAGCGTCTATCGGAACGTTGATATAATGGCCGTCTTTATCCTTATCCCAGACATAATTGCGCAACTCTTCCATAATATGATAGGAGCGTTTTGTAACAAACAACTCATATTCTTTTGTCTTGTCAATACTGGCAACTATAGAACCAGGATATTTATCTACTGGATAGATGTTCACACCTCTGTTTTTCACCTCCTGTATCAAACGGGGGTCGGCACTGTCTCCATATACTTTCAGCCCCCACGGTTTTAGTTTCTGTGCAATTTCATTAGTCAGCATTCCTGTTTCATAGAACAGCTCATCCACATAAAGCCTGTTATCTATAATTCCACATCTAATGCCTGTTGAAGGGTCATTCGTAAATCCCCAATCGGAGGCAAGAGCCACTTTTTTACACCATTGCGGGAACTCATCCACGATGCCCCATTTCTTAAACACCGCGCCTTCCGCCACGTCAGCCCAGCGGCCTATCACCGTGTGGGCGTACTTCTCCGGATTCTCCGCCTTCATCTGCTTCACCTCTTTGATGAATTGAGGGGAGAGGTTGTCGATGTTGTCGAAGTAGGTCGTATGGATGTGGAGCACGTTCGGATGTGTGGAAATCTGTACTAGCACACCGTCAATCTCCACCAGTTTGTGAGTGTTCTCTATAAACCGCTTATATACCCAGTGATTATTATCTGTAGGGTTCATCACAATGATAATCCGGTTCTGTATCCCTTTCTGACGGATGGAAAGCATGATGGTTTCAAACTCTTTCTCTGACACCCACTCCTCCGCTTCATCAACAACGAATGTGGTTATACCGTGAATGGATTTCAGCTTTGCAGTCTGAACGCCCGAAGAAGTTTTGATGCCACGGAACATAACATAGCCACCACTGCGGAGGTTCTTCACATCTGTCTTGGTACTTATAAAGTATTTGGAATGCCCGTCCAAATCCACCTTTTCCATAAACTCAGGAATAACGGAAATATGAGCCGACACCATTGTGTATCGTGTGTATAGAACCTGATGGACGATTCTCTTTTCCGAGGAAGGATGGCGCACTTCAAAAAGTAATCGCTCAATGAATGTAGAAACATTGAACGACTTACCACTACCACGCCCTCCAGTAACAAGGATAATGAACTTGTCTTTGTTGTGGTACAATGGAGCATATATTTTCTGTGGCTTAATTTTCACTTTCGTTTTCCTCCATCCATTTATCTATGTCAATACCGTTTTCCCTCTCAAGACTGCCGTCCTCATCCTGCCGACGTTCAACCTTTCTCCATTCTTCGTCATGGTGATATAACCAAACGGACATCGCCTGAAGGTTCGGAGCCAGTTCGCTTTCACTTACCTGTAATTCTTCTTCACCAGTCAGGTTTCCTTCTTGGTCTTTCAGTTTTCTTACTACGGTACTTTTGGTCTTGATACCACCTAATGCCATTGCAAGAAACTTTGCCCTGACCGCCGCCGTGACGGTTGCCCGCCCGCGCGCTAATACTTCTGCTAATTCGGAGTATTCTCCCTTCTTCTCGCAGAAGGTCTGTGGGCATAATCCCAGCGCAAAAGCAATCTCTTTGTCCGTGAATCCCTTTTTGGCATACGTTTCCACCTGAGAGAGAAACTCCTCACTCTTGTAGTCGAATTTGGGTTTTCTTCCCGTATGTTTACTTTTTTGAGATTCACCATTCATCATTATTCAATTCTTTCTACTTGTTCATCGAATACCTCACCCTTGATAAACTTGGCATACGGGTCATACCCAAACCTTTCACAGAAGGCGGATTTTGCTTCAAATGTATCAAAGGAAAGCATTAGATAAGCATCCATATTCTGTGCTTGCTTTTGTGCTGTATCTTTTACCTGTTGCTTGACTTCCTTCATGTGGGCTACTTTCTCGGCTCTTTCCATCTGTTTGGCGGCTTTCTCGGCTTCCTTCTGTTCTGTTACAGGTGACATCATATCTTCCAGAGCATCAGCAATGGAGTTTTCTTCCTCAGTCTGCAAAAGAAAATCACAACCAATCATATTCAAGTCGGCTTCTGTCAATCCGGCATCCTTATAATCAATATCGGGAACTAAACGAGCCAAAGCGTCATAGTCCCATGAGCCTTGCGCATTAGGGTTGTTCATCAGAATATTTAATTCCTTTTCCTGTTTCTCATCTACGTCAATGACATCTACACGGATTCGGTAGTCATTCTCTGGGTACTTTTGAAGTTCGTCCATCACGCTTAGACGCTGGTGTCCGCTTACTACTGTTAGCCCTGTTCGTTTGTTTACCACAATACCACCGACCAAACCAAATTTCTTGATACCCCGTCTCAGTGTCTTTCGGGATTCATCCGAAAGTTTCCGGGGATTATAATCTGCAAAGTGAATGGCAGAACGATTGAGTTCCACCGATTCATTCTTTATGTATTTGCTTAGTTCCATATTAGCCATTGCTCAATGCAAATCTTCCTGTTCCTACACTTTTATTTTTGTTGCCATCGAATGGGCTGAAACGCCGTGCAGACATAGACCGTTCCCAGGCACTGACAATGTCTTGCCCTCTGTTTCGCATATTAGAAGCCCTATTCTTATTTGCGTTTTGCAACCGCGTCATCTGCTCCAAGAGTTGTTGTTGAGATTTTCTTCTAACTCTGCATTCCTCCTATTTAATTTTGTTTGTTATGATACTCCCAAAGGATTCTTTCAGCCATCGGGAACACTTTATAGATCTTTTGTAAGTCCTGCGGATAATTCTTCTCCATCCAAAGCATACAATCAAGATTAAAACCAACACCTGAACTCGCTTTCAACGAATACCGTACAGGTTCAGGCAATCCGTTCTGTTTCATGTAGGCCAAGATATCTTTCTGTGTCCAGTCAGCCAACGGATAGCACAAACCGTTGTTCTCGTAGCCGTTTGCCTCATAGCCTTTCAGCATCAAACGACGATTCATGCCATCGGCTTTCTTCATGCCCAAGAATGTGTAATAGATACCGTATTTGAGTTGCATAGCCTTTATGACATCAGCCAACTTTAACAGTTTGATTTTTGGATTTGGTACACAATATAACCCACTACGAAGAATATAAGTAAGATTCCAGTGCGGTACTTGCACAAACTCTATCTTCGGATATTTGGCTTTCACCCATCCAATCCAACGGTTGATATGCTCTAAGTCCTTGACAAAGTACATGAACACACATACAATGCGCTCGAACTTCTGGTAAAGCATATCCAACAAGACCAATGAATCCTTGCCAAGAGAACAAAACAATATACAAACATCAGACTTTTGCCGGATGCTGTCTATTGATTTATATGTCCTCTCTTGCAGCGTCATGATTAACCACCTGATAAGCCTAAACCTCTACGGATGTTACCATACTGCTGTCTACGGGTGATATATCTGCCACCCTGCGACAATCTTCTGGTTGTTGGGTCTGTCAATCCTTGACGTCCTCCACGATAACCAGAACTTGCAAAAGTTGTTCTTCTTCTGACTCAGCTTTCAAATTAAATATTAAACATGTTTATCTATCACTTTACCCAAGTCGTAAACAACCTGGGCTGCCAAATAAGCCTCTCCGTTATACTCGTATTCTATCAAGTTGTGATTTTCGTCCTCAAAGAGTTCTATGCGTGCATCTTTAACTTCTACAAGTGCGCTTGCCCGGTCTTTGCTGTAACCCACATAGAATCGGATGGCATCATACTTTCTTGGTATCAAAATACCATCTTCTTCTTTGCAGTAGCCCTCTTCATCCAATTCACAATATTTCTTTTGCGTGTTTGGGCGTATTTCGCGAAACTCTTGCGTTTTCGTGCCTGATAGAATTTCATCAAAATATTTCTGCTTGATGATGAGTGTCAAAATATTCATAATCGTATCTATTAAATAAGTTTGTTGCGGGGGTGGTAATCGAAACCACGACCTTCACCAAGTCAAAGTGACGAGCTGACCTCTGCTCTACCCCGCGATGAAATAATAATTCAAATATACTGCATTTGCACTTTTATGCCACATAAATTCAATTCTTATTTGTGACAATCACTGTGTTGTTGTAAAATCCCTGCATTTGCACGGCCGTTCATCCAAACCCCACCGCCCATTTGACGGTGGGGGCATCATTGCAAGAAACGTTGGCCGAAGCCCCAACTCGCTATTATTGTCTTGTCATTGTGGCCGTTATTTCGAGAACCTAACCAGATTGCATTTCTTGAAACACCTGTATTCTTCTTTTTCAGTGTCCCAATACACTTGCAGGTTTTCATTCGGCTTTCTGCCTGTGCCTTTTGTTTCACCAATCAACCCTTCTTTGAGCGTACCGAACGCTTGGCGTAACGTGCCGTCCGTTTTCTTGAAATAGAACTCTACTATCTTCTTGTGAAGCAACGCACGTAATTTAATATTGCACCATGCGCACTTTAACGCCTCGCTCATTGAATAACCGTTTCTTTTTACCATTTGCCAAGCAAGGTTCATAATCTCGCTTAACTGATTTCTTTTCTGTGTACTCATATCGCTATTGTTTAGTTATTCTTTCGTTTCTTCTAAATTTTGATATTGCAAATTTAGTTATTTCTAAATAACACACCAAGCAAAACAAAGAAAAATTTCGCTAAACCGTAATTTTTAACATTTAAATTACGTCTTATCGAAAATAATATCTACCTTTGCACAAAGCGGATATTTAATCATAACTAAATTATGAGAGTAAAAGAAGTATTAAAACAAAAAGGAATGACTGCAAAAGAACTTGCGGCGAAAATTGGCATCAGTGAGGGGGCATTATCGCAATCAATAAAAGAAGGTGCAAATCCAAATTTGCAAACTCTTACGAAAATCGCCACCGCCCTCAACGTCCCCATCACTGAATTATTCAGCGCAGGAACAAACGAAGAACTTACCGCCCTCATCCAGCACAAAGAAGATTACTACAAAGCCACAACAATAGCGGAACTGGAGAAAATAGTATCTAAAATCAAAGAAAAACAATGATTCCCTTGTTTTGCAACTGTAGATTAGTTACATTTGCGCAAACCATTCAATTATGGGTACGAAAGAGAAATTAATAGAACGATTTAAGAGCCAACCCAAGGATTTTAGTTGGGATGAGCTTGTACGATTGTTCTCCATTTTCGGATACGAGATAAGCAACAAAGGAAAAACAAGCGGGTCACGTGTCATTTTCGCGAAAGGGGGAAGTTCGTACACGGCACATAAACCACACCCTGGAAGCATTGTAAAAGGCTATGTGATGAAACAAGTATTTGAATTTCTGACTAAAAACAAACTGATATGAAGACATTGAATTATAAAGGTTATGTGGGAAGCATCGAGATTAGCGATGAAGATAACTGCCTGTTCGGTAAAGTTCTTGACTTGCCAAAGGATACAGTGATTTCGTATGAGGGAGAAACCGTCTCTGATTTAAAAGAGGATTTTAAAGGGGCGGTAGATGATTATATTGCATATTGCAAAGAAGCTGGAATAACACCCCGCAAAAGTTATTCCGGTTCTTTAAATATACGGATTTCCCCTGAGGTACATAATAAAATCGCCATTCTTGCCCAGCAAGCAGGAATATCAATAAATGCTTTCATAAAAAAGGCTATAGAAAATCAAATTGCAACTATGTTATAACAACTTATTAAGCCCCAAAAATGGAGTTATACACTCCATTAATTGAGGGAAAGAGATAAAGTTGAATCCGAATGTTTAATCAATAAAGTAAAGCTATGATTGAGTTTTTATCTATTATTATAATTGTGTTCGGCATCCTTCAAATCATTTTATTTTTTAAGATGTGGGGAATGACAAATGATGTGAGAAAATTGACAGAGTTTTTCTTGTCTAATAGACATACAACACATAATAATATGCACCAAAAAACAAGGTCGATGAATGAAATAAATGATGAACAGTTCACAAAAATTAAGCCTAAAGATAAGGTTATTCGTATCTCGGATGGAGCAGAAATGACAGTAGACACTATTGAGGGTAGTAAATTATTCTGCAAGGCAAATTCTATTGAGGGGTATAAATGGTATTCAAAAGATGAGGTAAAATTTGATACTTCTTCTAATGGAGTATGGGGGAAGGATGTTACAGAAGAAGAAAAGGATATGGCAAAAGGCTTAATTTCTAAGTTGATGGACAATGAAGTTATACTTTTGGTGAAGGGGAAAATGATTGTATATGATACAGATAGCCTAAGTGAACTTAATGATTACAAAGTTATATATTACAAATAATTTCAGCCCCGTTCTTCCGGTTCGGGGCTTAATTACGAAAAAAGATGAACCAACTTGAATTAATCCAAAGTAAAATATACGATATAAGGGGCCAAAAAGTAATGTTGGATAAAGATTTGGCAGAACTTTACCAAGTTGCGACCGGAAACCTGAACAAAGCTGTCAAGCGGAATATGAAAAGATTTCCACCTGATTTTATGTTCCAACTTACCAATGAGGAATTTTCCATGCTCAAACAAAACTTGATATTCCAAAATGGAACATCAAGTTGGGGAGGTACGAGAAAACTTCCTTATGCTTTTACGGAGCAAGGGCTTGCCATGCTTTCTGGAATCCTGAACAGCGACATAGCCATTGAAGTGAACATCGGGATAATGAGGGCTTTTGTAGCCATCCGTCAAATGGCTGCGCTCCCTAAACCATTCCAAGCGTCAGAACTGGAGCAGCGGATTGAAAATATAGAAAAATACATAGAGGAAGTCTTTGCCGACCAAAACGACATCAACGAGGACACCCGTATGCAATTGGAACTCATAAATCAAACGTTGGCTGAATTGCAAACCCAAAAGAGATTGCAGGAAAAGCCGCGTACCCCGATAGGGTTTATTAAAAACAAATAA